ACATTATCAACAAGGCATGTGGCGGCACTGATGATGAATCAAACCTGCAATCAATCTGCAAACCCTGCCACAAAGATAAAACGCGGAGAGAATCCAGAAGGTAGTTTTAATGGCTGGAGTAAAAGGGCGATCTGGCAGACCAGCCAAGCCGACTGCAAAAAAGCTGCTGGCCGGAAATCCTGGCAAGCGTGCGCTCAACAAAGATGAGCCAAACTTCGAGCTAGTAACCAATATCGAATGCCCTGAATGGATGGGCGAGCACGGAAGGGCGCTTTGGGAAACGGTAGTGCCAATGCTCTGCAAAGAAAAAGTGCTCTGTGCAACCGACATACAAAACCTTGAGGTTTACTGTTCTGCATATGACCAGTTCAGGGTCTGCGAAGACAGCATCAAACAACTTGGCATTATCGTCACCGGAGCAACCGGCGGACCTGTCAAAAACCCCGCGCTTACAGCAAAGAACGAAGCGATCAAACAAATGGCCAGCTTTGGCGGCATGCTTGGGCTAGACCCATCAAGCCGGCAAAGGTTAATGGGCGGAAAAAAACAAGAGCAAGGCAATAAGTTTCAGGACTTGATGTAATGAGCAAATACCCAGCAGTAGATCAGGCAGAGCGATTCGCCAAACAGATTCTTGCTGGGAAAATACCCGCGTGTAAGTACGTAAAGCTTGCGTGCCAAAGACACTTTGATGATGTCGCCAGCTCGAAGAAAAAAGAGTATCCGTACAAGTTCGACAGAGCCGAAGCTCAGCGACGAATCAATTTCATCGAGCTACTCCCTCACACAAAAGGTGAGTGGGCCTTCAAGCGTCAATTACTCACGCTTGAGCCGTGGCAGAAATTCGGCATCGCCATGACGTTTGGCTGGAAAAGAAAAGCCGATGGCATGCGCCGCTTCAGAGAGTCTTACTGGGAGGTAAACCGGAAGAACGGAAAGTCTGCGATCGCCGCAGGTGTTGGCCTTTCCTGCTTTGTTCAGGATCGTGAGTTTGGTGCGGAAGTTTATTCCGGTGCAACTACTGAGAAACAAGCTTGGGAAGTTTTCCGCCCTGCGAGACTAATGGTAAAGCGCACTCCCCTGCTTTCTGAGGCAGCAGGCATCGAGGTTAACGCCTCAAACATGAACCGCCCATCCGATGGTGCGCGTTTTGAACCCATCATCGGTAATCCGGGTGACGGTGCATCGCCATCTTGCGCGCTGATTGACGAATATCACGAGCACGACAGCGATAACCTTTACGCCACCATGCTCACAGGTATGGGTGCGCGTAAACAGCCGCTCATGCTGATCATCACGACCGCAGGCGCAAACATCGAAGGCCCATGTTACGACAAGCGCCGAGAAGTGATTGAAATGCTCGAAGGCTTAGTGCCGAGTGATGAATTGTTTGGCTGGATATGGACGATAGACGAAGAAGACGACTGGAAAGACCCAGAAGTTCTCGCCAAAGCAAACCCCAACATTGGGGTTTCTGTTTATAAAGAGTACCTAATCAGCCAGCAGCAGCGAGCAATCAAACAGCCGCGCTTTACCAACCGATTCAAAACCAAGCACCTCGGCATTTGGGTAACCGCGAAAACGGGCTTCTTCAATATGGCTCAGTGGGAAAAGCTCAAAGACGAAACACTGACGCTAGATCAATTCGAAGGGCAACCCTGCGTACTCGGTTTTGACTTGGCAAGAAAGCTGGACATGAACTCCATGTCTCGCATCTTCTGGCGAGATATCGACGGCAAGCGTCACTACTACAGTGTGGCCCCAAAGTTCTGGGTACCGGAAGACACCGTGTTCGACAGCGACAACCAGAAGCTGGCAGAAAAATATCAGAAATGGGTTAACCAAGGGCTGATGTATGCCACCGATGGTGCTGAAGTGGACTATCGAGAAATCCTAGAGGAAGCCAAAGAGGCAAACCGCATCAACCCCGTGCTGTCGTCACCGATAGACCCATTTGGCGCAACCAACTTAGGTCATCAGCTTGATGATGAAGGCTTAGAGCCAGTCACCATCGTCCAGAACTACACCAACATGAGCGACCCAATGAAAGAAATAGAGGCCGCGATTGCTTCAGGCCGATTCCACCACGATGGCAACCCAATCATGACTTGGTGTATGGCAAACGTGATCGGCAAATACTTACCTGGCAACGACGATGTAGTGCGCCCAATCAAGCAAGGCAACGACAACAAAATCGATGGCGCGGTAACGCTCATCATGGGTGTCGGCAGGATCATGGTTCCAGATGGTGATTCTGATGAAGATTTTATGAACGCAATAATGGACCCGATCTACGGATGAAAATCGCAATATTCGCTTACCTACTTTTCGCCTTGGCAGGTCTGTCTTGCTTGGTCTCTGGCGTTTACGTACTGCATGGCGAGGGCTATGCACTTTTGGCCGCAGGTGCGGCTTTTCTCATCATGTCGTTTTTTATCAGTCGCGGCATAAGGCTGCAAAGCGGCGAATACAAAAAGCAAATACCCAAAGGTGACTAATGAAAAAGCAAAGCTCATTTTTCGATGTCATTAGTCAATCCATCATTGCGCCCTCTACCTCCCTATCTAGCTGGACAGGGCAAAGCATTGGTTTAACTGATGGTGATTTCTGGTCGCAGTTCTTAGGGTTTCAGTCCAGCAGCGGCAAAACCGTAAACGTCAACAACGCCATGAAGCTCTCAACAGTTTGGGCTTGTGTTCGCCTGGTATCAACGTCGGTTGCTGGCTTGCCTTTTGGCGTCTACAAAAAAATGCCAGACGGCGGCAGGCAATCCGCAAAAGAGCTGAACGTCTACGACATCATTCACAACAGCCCGAACGAGGACATGACCGCATTTCAGTTCTGGCAAGCGGTGGTAGCCTCAATGTTGTTATGGGGTAACGCCTACTGTGAGATTCACTGGTCAGGAAGAATCCCAATCGCGATTGATTTCTTGCTGCCAAGCCGAATGTCTCTGAAAGAAGATAGCGAAGGCAGGCTGCGTTATTACTATCAACCCAAAAAAGGGCCAAAGCGTGAAATCCTGAAAAAGAACATGCTGCACATTCCTGCATTTACATTGGATGGAAGAATCGGCCTGTCGGCGATTAACTATGGTGTTAACGTCTTTGGTTCGGCTATGTCTGCAGATGACGCGGCAGGCTCCACATTCAAAAACGGCCTAATGCCAACCGTCGCATTTAAAGTTGACCGAGTTCTGAAAGAAGACCAACGCAGCGCGTTTAGGAAGTATGTCGAAACCATCTCTGGCGCGTTAAACGCAGGCAAATCCCCAGTGCTAGAGCAAGGTGTCAGTGCCGATAAAATCGGCATTCCTCCGAAAGACGCGCAATTGCTTGAATCACGATCATTCAGCATTGAAGAGATTTGCCGCTGGTTCGGTGTGGACCCAGCAATGGTAGCCCACGGCTCAAAAGACTCAAACTGGGGTACAGGTTTAGAACAGAAGCAGATTTGGTTCCTTACGTTCTGCATCAGCACGTTTACCAACTCAATCCAGCAGTGCGTCAACAAAAAGCTACTCACGCCAGAGCAGCGCGTTAATCACTACAGCGAATTTTCCCTTGAGGGATTCCTTAAAGCGGACAGCGCAGCGCGTTCAGCTTTCTACAGCTCGATGACGCAAAACGGCATCTACACCCGAGACGATTGCCGAGAAAAAGAAAACCTACCGAGAAAAGGCGGAAAAGCCGACGTTCTCACCGTGCAATCAAACCTAGTTCCGCTCGATCAGCTTGGCAGTTCAAACGACAGTCAAACTGTGCGCGCGGCGCTGAAAAGTTGGCTTGACGACAATCAGGAGTAACTATGCCAATTAATATCAAAAACTGGCTGATGAAGTCAGGCCGAATGCAAAGCGAGATTAGCCCGAAAGCGTTGGAAATGTGGAACCCATCCATTCGCGCTGAGGCTTATGACTCCGAAACATCCATCACCATTTACGGCGTGATCGGTGAAGATTGGTGGGGTGAAGGTGTCACGGTAAAACGCATTGATGCAGCATTGCGCTCAATCGGTGATAAACCCGTTACCGTTTACATCAACTCGCCAGGTGGCGACATGTGGGAAGGCATCGCAATTCACAACAGGCTGCAAGAGCACTCTCAAGAAGTCACCATCAAA